AACGAACCCGCCAGCGTGGTTGATGCGTTTGAGGTGGTCACGGCCAGCACCGACACGGTTGCCGGATCGGAAGTGATTGGCACGGCGGTTCCTGCGGTGAACGAGGTTGCTGCCAGACACGCGGTAGCTGTTCCTGTGACTGCGGTGTCGGTTAATCCATACCCCAACGTTCTGGCTGCGTCTGCATAGACCAGTGCCTTTTTGATCTTTGTCTTTACTGTGAGTTTCCCGGGGATCTGAATATCAGAGTGTTTTCCCCCTCTCGAATGGGTGACCGTTGACCGGCTCCATTTGATGTCGTATTCAACATCTGCGAGTGCGCCGCCGGCTGATAGGGTAATTGTTCCCATCGCGCCGGTGTACTCCCCGAAATCATTTACGGTTGTCATGGTTTAGTCCTAATCTGTTACTGTATAGAGAAACGAGTACCGGAGGGCGTTATGCCAGATACCGGTATCATCCTCGTGCTGTTGCGATTCGGTCGTCTTACTCCACCCATACGTCCCGGTGATTGCGGTTGTCGGGTGAAGGATCGTTGAATCGATACGGTTCGCTATAATATCCGCATCCTCTCCGGTGCAGGGCATCCCTTCATGCTGGTCGCTGATCCAGACATCAATCTGGATCGTTGGGTTTGCATCCCGGTGTCCGTTGGTGTTATATGACGGACGAGGATCCGATTTTTCGTTGTTGGTCTGAAGGGTTACGGACGGGATCTGAGATGGCGCAATGGCTTTGGCCCGAAAGATATACACACCGCCAAGGTATCCCGTAAGGGTGGTGTCTGCCTGAAGGTTGTCGAGGATTGACTGAAAGATCGTGGTGTTCATACACACTCCCGTTTCAGTGCGTCGGTAATTGCCTGCGATAAGATCGTCCGGGTCTCGGTGTCCTTTGCCTTAATGCTGTCCATAATAAACGGACGGGCCTGCATCTTGGAGGTGCCTTCGTGGACGAACAAGGCATAGTCTTTTGGCGTGCCAACAAGTCCGTGCACTTTGGGCTCCTCGGTTTGTACCCTGCTGTAAATGGTGTCTCGCATATGCACGGGATCGCGGCGTGGGTTGTTATCGTCTGAATAGGGCGCCCTATAATACGGCGACTGTCCGGGCGTGCAATACTTTTTGGATTCCCCCTCAACATTCAGGGCAGCCATAAGCATTCCCTTTTCAATGGCAGGTATTGTCGATGCCTTGAGGTTATCGAGTTTCTGCACCAATTGGTCGGCTGTCAGAACGGTCATGGAAAGAACACCCCAAAATCAACTGCCCGGCCCATGAGGACCCCAATCAATGTCAGGATGGATGCTCCAAACAATCCAATAATCGCATAGAGGATCTTGATCTGAAGGTCTCTGACTTCCCTTATTGATCCTTCAATCCCATCCATACGGGCTTCAACGGCTGCGATCTTGGTCTCTTGGATCTGGTGATGTAATGCACAGACTTTAGGAGTTACAAAATCGTTGTCGTTCATACCGTCACCTTCCTTAATACCGCCGAATAATGATTCAGGGCAGTAACATTGGATATCGGGTATGATGTGGAAATGTCATAAGTGCCAACAAACCCGGAACTAACCGTAACAATCCGGTAATCAACCGCGTCGATGGTTACGGTTTCGGGCAACATACATTTTAACGGTTGATCGAGAAGTTGTCCGGTTTCGTGGATGATCTCCCCTTTCCCCCCGGAATACCCGAAACGGCAGGCAATACCGCTTTGGTCGTTCGACCAATAATATTGATATTCACCGCTCTGGTTGACGTAATCCGTCTGTGTGCCGAGCGTCGCGGTGAAAGCGGCATGGGTCATTGTCTCGCCGGCTGTGAAGGTTCCGGATATGGTTTTAACTATCAGGGATCCTGATCCAAGTGCTGATATAACGGCGGTTTGGTGTGATGTCCCTCCCGTTACGTTCTGTCCAACGACGGGCGTTCCCGTTGCCCCGGTATAGGTTAGTTTCTGCATCCGGTGTCGTTTCTGGATGGTGGCGGTGTGAATCAGGAACACCGGCGGAAGGACCATCAGTGGCACCCCGACCGGACCCGGGATACCCGGACACCGCCGTTCACTGATAGGACATACTGCTCGATCGCGGTCTTGGCTTTGGCTTCATACGCGGCTGCCTCTGCCTCAGGGGATACTGAATAAGAGATGTCCCCGCCGATTGATGCGGAGTCCGTCCGGCTGAGTTCCTGTGATTGTCTCCGCTTGACCTTGGCAATGGTCAGGGCGATAGATGCGGTTTTGAGAAGCGTTGATGTCGTCGGTGCGGATACGCCTTTAACGGTCAGGATATCGGCAATCTCCGCGTCGCTGCGGGTGATCATGCTGGTGATGTCGTTAATCTGGATTGTTCCGAGACTGGTGCCCGCTTCCAGGTAAACATCAGTCGTCGTGCAGTAGGCCATCGGTCTTTCTCCTCAACTGTTCCGCTTCGTGTTTGATCCGGCCCTCTCCATCCCGGATCTCCAAAAAGGAGAGTTCGGCTGCGGTGAGATTCGATGAATCCCATTCGCCCGCATTCTTATCCCGCTCGTATGTGCGAGTGAGATACTTGCCGCTGTTCTGGGTGGTGAGCATGAGGGATTGCCTCCCTCAGGCTTACGCTCCGCCGTATTCGACACGGGAGATCGCGTTAGCGATGCCGTACTGACATGCCACACGCATTGAGACCTTGCCGCCAACGAGATCCCGGAGTGGGTCGCGGTAGTCCTCGACAAAGAGGTCCTGCCTCATCCCGATCCCACCGACCTTTGCCTTGTCAAAGAGACACATCCCGATGTAGGAATCGGTGGGTGCTCCCCAGACATACGATGCGGATGCGGTTGGTGTGGTGGTGGTGGTGAGATCAACTCCGCATTCATACGGCTTGCAGCCGAGGATCATCGGGAGCAGGCCGGTCCGCATCTGTTCCTGAGCGACCGGGTTGTATGCAATCGGGGTGTAGTCCTTGAAGATGTAGGTCTCCACCTGCGGGTGATAGACTATCGTGTCGGCGTTGAATGTTTTGGCCTTAATAAGTGCCTTTGCCTCACGGATTGCTGCTGCACCACCAAGGGCTGCAACTGCTGCGGCGATATCATACTCGTTCCCGGCATTGTCGAGAAGCACCTTGAGCATCCACTGGTTGAGGGTGTTTTCACACGCTTCGCCAGCCGCTCGGACTTCCATTTCGATGACCGAGAAGAGAGCGTCGTCTACCATCTCTTTTGTACAGAGTGGGATTTCCCCGATCTTTTTCGCGGTAAATGTACGGGGGGTGTATTCCCGGTTCTTGATGGTGAATTCCGAACCTTCACCAACAAAGGGTGCGTATCTCCCGGAATCCCCGATCGGGATTATCATCGAATTGCTGGTCATTGGATAGATGTTGACAGCCTCCCGCATACAGCGGGCGGGCATGGCACCATCCATAACCGTGCGGTTGATCTCTGTCTGGATCAGCGTGGTGGATTGGATGGCTTCTGACAGGAGCAGTTCACGGGCGGGTCTTTTCTTGCCATCTTCACCTTCGATCATGTACCGGGTTCCGGTAGTCTGCTCGAAGGCGGATAGGTCGCGGATGATGATGTTGTTCTGGAGTTTTTTCTGTTCGGCTGAGTCGGGTGCATATGCAGCTTCAAGAGCCCTGATTAAGAGTTGTGTCATGTTTCAGTCCTCCTTAGCTCGCTGCGCAGACCGGCGCTGAGAATTCGACAATGATGTAGCCCTTACCGCCAACGGTTGCAGCACCGGCTGCAATGTCTTCCTGGAGACGACCGACAGCGTTCTGCAGGCCGACAATGGTATCATGTGCCTGGATTGCGGGGTCACGGACGGCAACCATTCCTGCTACGGTTGAGACGCCCATGATATCACCAGCGTCTGCGGTTCCGTTATCGGTGTCAAGCATGACGAGGACTTCGCAGCCCGCACCATAGACCATGAATTCATCACCAGCGGCAGCTGTGCATGAGGCCACACCGACCGGGGCACCTGTTGATGATGTTGCAGGTACAACTTCACGGCTGACGCCGGTTGCTGAGAATCCAACGATCTGCCCTGCGAGGACGGCGCTGGTTGCCTTGTAGGTGGGTGTTTGCCCGAGTCTGCGGGGTTTTGGGTCGAATGCGACCGGGGTTGTTGCTGTCATGTTACTGGACTCCTATGGTGCCCTTTTTGCGGTCCACAGGGATGTAGAACTCCGGGATATCGGAGAGTTCCTTGGTGTTCCCGGCGCCGGTCTTGGCGGTGCCGTCCTTCTCCAGCGCGTCAATGCGGGCTGCCTGTGCTTTCACAAGCTCGGAGAGTTCCTTGATCGTGCCCGGGAGTGCCGAGAGTTCCTTTGGGATCTCGATCTTCACATCGGCGGGTTTCTGTGCCTTGATCGCCTCAGAGAGTTCCTTAATCTGGGCTCCCTGTGCGGCGAACATCGCTTCGAGTTCTTTTGTGTCTGCCATAGTTTTCTGTTCCTCCGGCGCTGCCGGGGTAGTTTCATCAGCGGCCTCATTGATCCTGCAAACCTTACAGGCCCCTTTGTTCACGAAGGCAAAACCTCCGAAAACAAGAGTCGAGGCTTCCATACGGCGGGTCTGCGGGTTCTCCACTTCATCGCCCCCGTGCTCGACACTGACGAACTTGATATTCTTCCGCTTGATCAGTTCCTGCATGGCCCGGCCGCTCGGGCTACTGCCATAGACAAGGAGATCAGAGAGAACAGCGGCGCGGGTAGTGCCCTCCTCATCGATGAATTGACCATAATGCGGGTTGATTGCCTCGCTTACCCGGTTGCTCTCATCCCGGGGAACGCCGGCCATGTGCCGGTTATACCCGGTCTTTTTAAGCCAGTTCCCGGCGTATGCTTCGAGAACCTTTGCGGGATAGAATAGCGGGGTCTTCTGTGCTGAATCTGTCCATTCACCTTCAGCGAGCAGCGGCACATCCTGGATCAGAAGATCGCCACTTTCCAGCTCGAAGAAACGCGAG